TCTTGTCCAATCACATACTGATCCAAGTACTCTTTGAGTGCAACAGGATCCAGTTTTCTTGGTGCGGTTGCTGTGGTTTCTGCAGATTCAACTGCTTCTTCGATCAAGAGACCTTGACAAAAGTCCACGCATTCATTACAGATGCCTACTTTTTCGCCTACTATGAGTTTTTTTACTGAGTCTTTGTGTTTGCCGCAGAAACTGCAGGTGTTGTGCAAATCTGCTGCCATTAGATGCCTTTTGCGGTAGTTTGTAAGCGTTGTGCCACTTGTTCTCTTTCTGCGTCGTTTAATAATTCAGGATCATATTCACCTGTGGTCAGTTTCTCAATCAGATGATCAATATAGGCTGTGTCGTAGGCATACTGATCACTGAGTCCTTTGTCAACTTCGATCCATTTAACACCATTGTACTTGTACAAGGCACTGGGCATTTGATCAACTCTGATGAATGAATCGCCTTTGACGGCATCATCGGGGAATCGAATACCAAATCCTTTTAGTTTGCCGGACTTGAAGATATTGGTATCATTGTCTGCTCGTATGCCAAGATAGTTGTCCCAGGCAGATTTTTTTGTTACAGCAGTCTCTTCAGCCATCTGTTGCTTGTCGAGATTCGATACCAAGCGTTCATCATCATACACATGTAGATCAGGTTCGTGATCAGGTTCGTGATGTTCGTCTACAAACTTGTATTCAATTTCAATTGGTGTAAACTTGACAGGGTCTTCGCCGTTGACATTGTCTATTACATCACATTCCTTGTTAGGACAGAACAGGCCAATGCCCAGTGCATCCACCAGTGGTGTGCCACACTTGTAGCAAGGTATAGGATCGTCGGGTGGTTCTGGTGGAGGCTGTGCAATCTCTTGCAATTGTGTTATTTGGTCTTTTGTTAGTGGACCATCATCGGGTTCATACTTAGGTTCTGGCTCGTCATGTACAAAGCCGCCGGTGCCCGCCCGTGCCCATTCAAACTGTTTGTTGGCGGCCAGAATAAGTGTAAGTGCTAGTGGATCAAACACTAGTACAATCATGATAATCACCAGTCGTACAGCACGTTCTAGCACATTTGAGTCAGGGTTATCTCCATACACCAAGGCCGCGATGTACTTGATTGGACCCACTTCCGACTCAACCTTGCGGAACTCGGCCGCTAGTGGTGCCCGCTCTTCATTAAGGCCAGTAATTTTTTTCTGTTCGGTTTCAATGTCAGCAAGTATGCGAGCCCGTTCTCGTTGCTGGCCTCTTCGTATTGCAACTGCTTTGTCGGCACCTTTTTCATCTGCTGATCGGCCCATAACTTGATCCACTGCCTCATCCATCTGTTTAAGTGCCCGGCGGTCGGCTTCAATATTGTCACGAGATATTTTGATCTTTTCATCGTAGATTGCTACCTTTGCAATTGAGTCGCCTGATACTAGACTTTGATCTGAGTGGGCTTTTGAGAGTAGTCCGAATATACCTAGACTAGTTAGTAACATTAATACCAACACTGCTGGTACCAGATATGTTTTGTACAAAACTGATAATCTCTTCCAGTTATTGTGCAAAAAAACTGTTGTAACTATTTTTGCTATTTCTAATGATCCTCCCATTATTATAATAGGTATTGGCATGGCTGAAAAAATAGCAACAAGGCCCACAATAGAATAGAATGCGGCGATTCCGCTTAACATTAATGCTGTTCCTAATATTAGCAAGCCGAATATCATATTTTCCTTTCTTTACAATTATCAAAATGCCATCTTTTCATATTAGATCTTCCGGTTAATCCGCAATGCGGGCAAGTTACCATTGGTAAGGTATGTTTTCCTTTTAATGCTTTTTTTATTGCTTCTTTTCTTGCATCTGAACAAGGTCCAGTTTTTTTACCTTTTTTTGCCGCTGACATAGCACGTTTATGTTCATCCGTTTTATTTACACCTTTAAGAGACGCTGAAATCTTTGATTTATGATCATCTAGTTTTGGTTTACGCAATTTTTTAAGATAATCAAGGTCTTGTGCTTTTTTTTGATTGGCACGTCTATAATTCTCTCGTGCTTTTTCACTTCTGATTTTTCCTGAATTACCTTTACGTATTTTTTCAACCCAGGCCTCAGGCATTGTTATACCTGTGGTAGTGAAATTACCGTCGCCGTTTTGTAGATTATAACTGTTCACATTATTTTTTGCATCTTGATCAGTTAAAATACACGATTCAAGTTTTAGCATTTCATCTGGTGTACCAGTATATAATATTTCTCGTTGCCACTCAGTGGGAAAACTCTCAATTAATGGTTTAACAATTTTACTGGAACAGATATAGCCATCATCAGGGTGGCACCCGTTTTTAGTTCGAACACCAATGTACCATTTTGAAGTAGGAAGATGAACCCATTTGTAAATATATGCAATTGTCATGCATTTATTTATACGATTTAAATAAAAAACCAAATATCATAACATTTATTTACCGGGTGGTTGCACCTGTCTCACAGCATGTTTGATGGCTATCCAAGTTCCAAACTTGGGATCTGGCACTTCAAACCACACACGTTCTGCAGATTCGCTTAATCGCCAAAGTGCAGAATGTTCCAATCGCCGTTTGACGTGTGCTTGACTGCGCCAGTTCTTGCCAAACTGTGCTCGTGCTTCTCGCATGATGGTATACCATTGCTCCACGCTAGACAGTTCGAAATATAATTTGTGCATGGGCAAAGCCGTTGTTTTAAGAGAGTCAAGGGATGGAAGCATGAAATCAGAGGCTTCTATTTTAACAGACATTTAAACTTCCTTTCACTGTGATTTCCAACTTGAGCATACACCGGGTATCAGCCGGTTTTGACCTATTTCTAAGTCTTGGACAGTGTCTCAACCTTGTGGGCATTATATCTACCTGCCACGGCTGTGTCGGGCCCGGGCGTTCAATTGCCCCGCTCACGCCATTAGATCGCCACCAATCTCCTTGCTCATGCACAAAGTAATTATACATGAGGAGTGGTGGCAGTGTCAACTTACTGTTGTTCTAAAATCAGTAATGCTTATTTTCTATCGCCAAACAATTGCAACAAGTTCAAGAACAAGTTGATAAAGTCCATGTACAAGGTCAACGCACCACGCACTTCTGCGGCATCGGTGGTTTCTATACTGAGTTCTTCACGTATCTGTTGTGTGTCATAGGCAGTAAGACCCAAGAAGATAATGATAGCCAGTGCGGAGATCACCATCTGCATCACGGTGCTGCCAATAAAGATGTTGACTATACTGGCAATGCAGATGGCGATCAATCCTACTATCATGAACTTGCCCATGCTGTCTAGACTGCGCTTGGTAAAGTAGCCATAGCCACTCATGACCGCAAACAAGATGGCCGCACCCATAAAGGCACTAACAATTGATCCCATGGCAAACACAGCAAAGATCATTGAGAAACTCAAGCCCATCAAGGCCGCAAAGCCATGTAGGCACAACTGTGCTACTGATTTACTTGGATCGTTGCCCAGTACCATGCTCACACCAAATATGGCTGCCAAGGGTGCAAAAATCACAATCCATTTCATTACGCCGGTAAAAAAGAACTGTAGCAACTCAGGTGTGGTTCCCACCCAGTAACTGACCAGCATTGACACAATCACCGCCAGACTCATGTGACCGTAAACACGACCCATGGCCGAGTTAATTTGCTCGGCTGAACGGTATTGTTCATCATTAAATATAACTGTATCATTCATAGTATTCTCCTTTAAGGTCTGGTTGTTGGCCACTTGGCCGGTTCTTCATCTGCAGATGCTACGATTCGATCTAATGCCGTTGCTGGATCCCACTCTCTACAATACTTAGCACGATTCTTACGTCCAACTGCTGAGTCTGGGTCATAGTCGATCCAAGTAAACTCTGTGCCATTACATTCAGGGCAGTGATCGTTGTAGTCATCGTCGGTGCGACGATCTTCACACTTGCCTACCCAACCGCATTTTTTATTATCACACGCGATATCTACAGGTTCTGGTGGTTGATTGACCCATGATGTGGTGTCCCAGTTGTAGCCCGACCAACTAACAATTTCTCCAGTGATTGGATTAAACTTGCCGTATTCCCATTCACCAAACTGTGTGCCATCCCAGTATGCTGTGCCATATGTTGTACCATAGTTTTTCCAGGTACAACTGTAATAGCCAGGAAGTGTGGGTTTGACTTTATCGAACTTAAATGTCTCGGACCGTTCCCATGTGCTAGGACTTGATCCATGTGGAGGATGTCCCCAGTCTTTTTCTTCGGGTGCATAGGTTTCCCATGAGTTGCTGTCTTTCACAAGATACATTCCAAAGTCTGAACTCTTACCATCTGTGCTACCACCCCAGTTATCAATGTCTTCACCGTCGTATACAACACCGTTGACTAGTTCTTCACCG